AACACCACGCATTGGTGGAACAACAGTTACACGCGAATCACGCACATACTCAGAGCGTTCAGATTCATCATTCTTCAAGGATGCTTACAACGCACAGTTCAAGTCAGACTTCACAGCACAGGATCGTCTTGCTCGCCATATGCGCGAAGAAGAGATTGAGCGCCGCGATGTTGGAACTGCACAGTTCGAAGGTCTTGTAATTCCACAGTACCTCATTGATCTAGCAGCACCACTTGCTCGTGCAGGTCGCCCATTTGCAGACTTCGCGACAAACAAGATGGCACTTCCACCATCTGGCATGACCCTGAATATCTCTCGCATGACAACAGGATCATCAACAGCCGTACAGGTTACACAGAACGATGCAGTATCAGAGACAGATGTTGACGATACATTGCTAACTGTGAATGTTCGTACAATTGCCGGACAGCAGGATTTATCTCGCCAGGCGATTGAGCGTGGAACAGGCATTGATGTTTTCGTTGCAGCAGACTTGATCAAGTCATGGCACACAACACTTGATTCACAGATTCTTAACGGTGCAGGCACAGCCGGCACAATCAAGGGTCTCCGTGCATCAGGCGGAAACGCAATCACATTCACATCAACAGCACCAACAGTTGGTCTTTTGTATCCAAAGCTCGCAGATGCGATCCAACAGATTCAGACAAACTCATTCACAAACCCAACACACTTCATCATGCACCCACGCCGCCTTGCATTCTTGCTTGCAGCAGTTGACAGCACAAACCGCCCATTGGTAGTGCCAGCCGCTAACGGCCCAATGAATGCAGCAGGTGTTGGAACAGGTGGTTCTGCATACGGAAACTCCGGATATCAGATGATGGGTCTCCCAATCATTACTGATGCAAACATCGGAACAACATACGGAACAACAACAAACCAGGATGAAATCTATGTTGTCAACGCAGGTGAATCTCACCTTTGGGAACAACCAGGATCACCATTCACACTTCGTTACGATGCAACAGGTGCAGGCAACTTGACAATCAAGACTGTTGTGTACGGATACGCTGCTTACACAGCAGAGCGTTATCCACTAGCAGCCTCAATCATTTCAGGAACCGGATTGAGCGCACCAACCTTCTAATTTGAAGGTTCTTCAATAGTGTGAAGAGTGGGTAGGCTCCCCCCGACTTACCCACTCTTCACCTCTAAGATTCGGGGGAATCACATGAAAACAGGTCACAAAGTAACAATCGGCTCTTGCGATCCAGGAATGGTCAATGGCGCTTTTGCTTTCAGACTAATCCAACTCTCAGGAGCTAGAAATTCAAAACTCGGCCCATTTGTGCGAGTCAAAGGTTCAGGGTTATTGTCAAAGCAACGCAATCGTGTTGTAAAACAATTTTTAGAAATGACCGATTCCGATTGGTTATTGATGTTGGATAGCGATGAGCAACTCTCAGTTGAAGCATTTGATGCTTTATGCGACACCGCCCATGACAAAGAACGCCCTGTTGTTGCAGGTTTAGTCTTTGCAGGTTTCGGTGTTCCTGGCAAAACTTATCCAAAACCCGTTCCTGCAATCTTTCAGGATTCACCACAAGGATTCTTGCCCTTGTATAAATATGACAAGAACTCAGTTTTTGAAATAGATGCAGCAGGTACAGGTTGTCTGATGGTTCATCGAAGCGTGTTGGAAAAGATGCGCGAGGTCGCAGACCCAAATCAAGGCAAAGATTGGTGTTGGTTTTGGGATGGGCCTGTCAATGGTGAATGGATTGGTGAGGACTTACTTTTCTCACGCAGAATCAAATCACTTGGCTACCCAATCCATGTGAACACTTCAGTAATACTTCCGCACCAAAAGTCGTTTTGGTTAGATGAAAGTCATCACGAAGCATGGAAAGACTAAAGAAACTTCTTCGCAGAAAGCCGAAAGAAACGGCAACTGCGGAGCCACAATTAGAACGAGCAATCCTGCCGAAAGCAGAAAAGAGGATAAAGCGTGGCGATCACTAACGGTTACTCCACACTTGCCGAGTTGAAGGCAGCATTGACAATCAGCGATGCAACAGATGATGCAGCTCTTGAAGCAGCCATCAATGCAGTAAGTCGAATGATTGATGACTACACAGGGCGATTCTTTTACAAAGACGGCACAACGCAAGCACCTGTTGCTCGTTACTACACCGCCCTTGATCCCTGGACAATGAATGTTGATGACATCACCACAATCACACAGATTGCAACTGATGACAACTTCAATCAATTGTGGGATACCGTGTGGTCAACAAGTGATTTCATGGTTGAACCCATCAACAACCCACGAAGAGGGTGGCCTTTCACGCGAATCCTTGCAATTGGGCGTTATGTATGGCCTTACTATTTGCCACAGGCTTGCAAAATCACAGGTGTGTGGGGTTGGAGTGCGGTGCCTTATGAGGTGCAATCAGCTTGCTTGATTCAATCCTCACGCATCTTTGTTCGCCGACAATCACCATTTGGCATTGCAGGAACACCTGAACTTGGAACTGTCAGACTTACCTCACGCCTTGATCCTGATGTTGAAGCCTTACTTCGACCTTTCCGCAAGAACAATGGGTTGGCAAAGTAATGAACCCAAGTCAAGTTCGAGATGGTCTCAAAACAAGATTGCAAACAATTTCAGGCTTACGAGCCTATGATTTGATTCCTGACACAGTAGTTCCGCCTTGTGCGGTAGTAGGGCAATTAGATTTCACATTCGACATTGACAATGCTCGCGGTCTTGACCAAGCGCAGGTTGATGTCCTTGTGATTGTGCAACGCTTTTCAGAGCGTGCTGGACAAGACAAACTTGATGCATACCTTGCAGGTTCAGGCGCAAGTTCTATCAAAACAGCAATTGAAGGTGATCGCACTCTTGGGGGAACAGTCAACACCTTGCGAGTCACAGGTGCCGAAGCAGGTACTTATGATTCACAAGGAGTCACATTTCTTTCCTATCGTTACAGAATCACGATTTGGGGATAAGGAGAACCAATGGCATACACCGTCATCTCAGATCGAGAGGTCTGTGGCAAAAAGAAGGGTGAGTCAATCACCGACAAAGAACTTGTTGATGCAGGAGTAAGCGCACAAGCACTCATTTCTGCAAACCACATAAAGGCAAGCAATGCAGTATCACCATCCATCAAACCAGCAACAGAAGGAGTGACCAACTAATGGCACGCATCGTTCTTACAAACGCCTTCATCTCTGTTGGTGGAGTAGATTTGAGCGACCTAGTCAGCTCAGTCTCGCTCTCATCAACATTTGATGTCGTAGAAACAACAGCATTTTCATCATCAGCAACAAAGACTCGCGTGGCAGGTCTTGCAGACAATTCAATCACTCTTGAATTTCATCAGGATTATGCAACAGGCGAAGTTGAACAAACAATTTATCCATTACTTGGAACAGTTGCAGCCGTAATTGTGAAGCCAAATGGATCAACAACAAGCGCATTCAATCCTTCATACACTTGCAACGCAGTAATTTCAGAATGGACTCCACTTAACGGAGCTGTGGGCGAACTAGCCACAGCAAGTGTTTCTTGGCCTGTAACCGGCGCAATCACTAAGGCGGTTGTGTAATGGCAAGAATCGTTCTCACAAATTGCTATGTTCTTTTCGGATCAACCGACTTGAGCGATCACATCAGTTCAGTCTCATTGAGTTCAACTTTTGACATCGTTGAGACCACAGCATTCGGACAAACTTCAAAGACTCGTGTTGCAGGTCTTGCAGATAACTCAGTCACTCTTGAATTTCATCAAGATTATGCAACTTCAAGCGTGGAGCAGACAATCTATCCAACGCTTGGAACAGCAGTTACAATTGCAGTCAAGCCTGCTAACGCAACAACAACTGCCATCAATCCGCAATACAGTTTTTCTGCGGTTGTGTCAGAATGGACTCCGTTGAATGGTGCCGTGGGCGAGTTAGCAACTGCAAGCGTGTCGTGGCCTATCAGCGGCGGAATTACAAAGACAACAACATAAAAAACTAAGGGGGAAACAAAATGGATGGCTTATTCATAAAGGTAAAAACAAACGATGGAACGGATGCAACATATTCATTGCGACCACGAATCATCGTTGACTTTGAACAAAAGTATGGAAAAGGACTCGCAAAACTTATTGGCGAAGAACAAAAGCTAGAGCATATCTATTATTTAGGTTGGCTCGCGCTTAGAGCAAACGGAAAAGTTGTCAAACCCTTCGGCCCTGACTTCTTAGATACACTAGAAGCAGTCTCGTTGGACACAGACCCAAATTCCGAATCCACAGAAACAGCCTGACCTATTCAATAGCAGCGGTTTCTGTGGAGACAGGTATATCTCCAAATGATTTGCTTGATGCTCCCGATGGCATACTTGAAGCAATAGTCATATACATGAAAGAACGAGCGAAGGCGCGAAGCAATTAAATGGCGGAAATCAATTACAAAGTTGTGATGCAAGGTTTAACCGAAAACATCATCGCTCTTGAACGCTTCGCGCCTGACCTCAAAAGAGAATTAAATAAAGAAATTCGCGGAATTCTTGCACCAATTGTGCTTGAGGCAAAAGGCTATCTTCCAAGCAATGATCAAATCCACCCTTCAGGATGGCAAAAAGGCGGATTCAAAAGATTCAATGGAGTCGGCCCATTAGCACAAGATCAAACTCGCGGATTCATTGCCTATGATGCCGAACGAGCTAAAGCAGGAATCAAGCAAACAGCCGCAACTTCTAAGAAGAACGGCACAGGATTTCGCAACACTTACGGAGTCATTCAGCGTGACCCAGGTGGTGCAATCTTTGAAACGGCAGGTCGTGGAAGTGGGGCATCACGCTCACGAAGCAAGACAAGCCGTTCACGCAATCCACAGGCTTCGCAACACTTTATTGGTGTGATTCAAAGAGAACACGGTGTTTTGCCAACTGCTCGTGGTGATGGTAAAGATAAAGGTCGCGCACTTATTCGTGCAGTTGATAACAACAGATATAAAGCATTGAACGGCATTCGTGATGCAGTTGAAAAAGCATCTGCAAAAGCACAAGCACGAGTTGATTCCATTGTTAGTCAGAGAGAGGTGTAAATCGTGGCAATTGTCGAGCGCATAATCACCGTCTATAATGACAAAGGTTCAAAGCAAGCAGTCAAAGACCTCAAAAACCTTGAAGCAAAGTTTATTGATTCAGGAAAAAAAATTGGCAAAGCCTTTGCAGTTGCAACAGTTGCAGTTGGCGCTTTTGCAGTAAAAGTCGGCGTGGATGCCGTCAAAGGCGCAATGGAAGATCAAAAGCAACAAGCAGCATTGGCAACAGCTCTTCGCAACACAACAGGGGCAACCAACGAGGCTATTGGTGCAACTACTGCATATTTAGATCAACTTGAACTTCTTGTTGGTGTTGACAACAATGAACTG